GACCTGCTATGCGGGTCTGGACTTGTCAGCGAGCCGTGACTTGACGGCCTTTGTGATGGCGTTTCCGGTAGACGGAACCTATCACATCACGGGGCAATTCTTTCTGCCGTCTGAGGGCATCCGAGAAAAGGCCCAATCTGAAAAGGTGCCCTACGATTTGTGGGCAGATCAGGGGTATCTGACCTTGGTTGATGGCCCGGTGATTGACCCTGCGGTCGTCGCGAGAGCGGTTGCAGAGGCGTCTGCGGACTACGGCATTAACCTTCTGGCCTATGACCGCTGGCGCATCCATGATTTTCAGCGCGAGTTGGAGGCCATTGGCGCGCAGGTGGCTATGACGCCTTTTGGGCAGGGGTTCAAGGACATGGCCCCGGCGGTGGATAAGCTGGAGCGTCTGGTGGCGGAGCGCAAGCTGCGCCACGGCGGCAATCCGATCCTGAACATGTGCGCGGCCAACGCGGTTGCGGACCGCGACCCGGCGGGCAATCGCAAACTGAACAAGAAGAACAGCGTGGGCAAGATTGACGGGCTGGTGGCCTTGGCGATGGCGCTGGGAGCCGAGGGACAGGATGAGGAAATCGTGCCCACGTCGCCGTGGGATGATCCCGCCTTTACCATTTCTGCCTAACTTTACCTTACAACATCTAACATCAAACAAAAAACCTGCGAAGCGTGTTGACATGCCTCGCAGGTTTTGTTTGTGTGTCGGTGTAGCTGTGGAGGCTATGAAACACACAACCACATGAGGTTACTATGCACTATGAAATGATGACTGTCACGCCAGAGTTAGCGCTACGCTGGCTCAATGAGAAAAACAATAGAAACAGATCGCTCTCAAAATACACGGTCGGCGCTTACGCATCGGACATGGAGCAGGGGCGGTGGAAAAAATCTCATCAAAACTCCATTGCCTTTTACAAGGATGGAAACCTTGCTGACGGGCAGCACAGGCTGCACGCGATTGTGCAGTCTGGAATTTCTGTGGAGTTTATGGTTTTTTGGGGGCTAGACAATGCAGATGCTTATGGCATCGATGCGCACAAAATGCGAAATACTCATGACCAAATTAAAATTGCAGGTGGGGATGACTGGATAACGAAGGACGTCATCGCTACGGCTCGTATGATGATGGCCAATTCAAGGTATGTAATCAAGCCATCACCGCAAGAAATTGTTGATTTTTGCAAAAAGCACCAAGACGCGTTGCAGTTCTCAATACAAAATATGCCAAAGGGTTATTTTTCCGCAGCCGTGAGGGTTTCAGTTGCAATAGCATATTATCACGAAAGTCATGATAGACTTGTGTCTTGGTGCGAAATTGCAAAAACTGGAATTGCCTTTAACCCAGTTGATCGAAGCGTGATTTCTCTCCGCGAAAGGCTTCTTCGCGACCCAAACCTTAAATCTCAAGGTGGGTCCAACAGAGAACTGATCTGCAAAATGTCAATGAGGTCAATCAATGCGTTTTGCAACAATGAAAGCCTTTCAAAAATTATCACCCCAAAGGAGCGATTTTATGAAGTCCCCGCGTAAATACATTCGCATCGCGCTATCGCATGACGACGAGACCGATCTTGCCAAGGCCAAGGCCAAAGCTGAAGATGACACTGGGATTGCCATGTCTGATAGCATGTTTGTTCTGAGCGTTCTGCGAAAAGCCTTGAAGGACTAGCCTGGCGGTCACAACAAAGCCACCAAAGGGCGGGCTTGGCAGCGATGCCAGGCCCGCCTTTACCATGTCAGCTTGATGTGTTATCTTTGCCACAGCAAAGTTGCAGGATGGCCGCATGGGCTTGTTTGACTTTCTCCGCAAAGAGCCGGAGAGCCGCAATCTGGAAGACCCGAATGTCCCGCTTTCGGCGGCGTCTCTTTTTGACTGGGGCGGCACCGCATCGTCGGGCGTTCGCGTCAACACCGACAGCGCGCTGACGGTCCCGGCGATTTGGGACGCGGTGAACTTCCTGAGCGGCACGATGGCCAAGCTGCCGGTTCACATCTATTCGCGAGAGGACGGCATCCGCACACGTCCCGATGTGGAGCGACTGCTCAACTTCGCCCCCAGCGAACACGACAGCAGCTTTGAGTGGCGCAAGTATTCGTTCGACCAGGTGTTTACCTATGGGCGCAGCTACAGCGTGATCGAGCGCAACGGCGCTGGTCGGGTCATGAACATCGTTCCCATAGACCCGCGCGAGATTAAGGTGCGCGAAGTTCCCGACTTCAGCACTGCGCGTAAGGTCGTGCAGTATATCCACGAAAAGTCTGGCAAGGTCTACGCACACACGGACGTGATTGATGTGGCTTTTATGCGCCACCGCGACTTTGTGAGCCACTACGGTCCCATCAACACAAACCGCGATATCATCGGGCTGGCCATCGCGGCCACAAAATACGGCAGCAAGGCGTTTCAGTCTGGCGGCATTCCGCCTGCGGTTTTGCAAGGTCCGTTTCAGTCAGGCGCAGCGGCTTCTCGGGCTTCCGAGGACGTGGCAAACACGACGGCCAAGCTGGCCCGAGATGGCCGCCCCATCATGGCCCTGCCGCTGGGGCACGAACTGAAATCCGTTGGTTTTAACCCCGAGGAGATGCAGCTTGTCGAAATCAAGCGGTTTCTTGTCGAGGAGATTGCGCGGATTTACAGCCTGCCGCCAACTTTCCTGCAAGACTTGACGCACGGCACATTCAGCAACACCGAGCAGCAAGACTTGCACTTCGTCAAGCACACGCTGTCCCGCTGGGTTCGGCAGTTTGAGCAAGAACTGACGCTCAAGATTTTTGGCCGCAATTCTGGGGTTGAAGTCAAGATTGAATTGGACGGCCTGCTTCGCGGTGACGTGAAGACCCGCATGGAGGCCCACGCGACGGCCATACAGAATGCGATCCGCACGCCCAACGAGGTCCGCGAGCTTGAGGACCTAAACCCCAAAGACGGCGGCGACAGCCTTATGGTGCAAGGCGCGACCGTGCCGATTGGCGCGCAAGTCGGAGGATTTGATGCCGACACCGAATGAGGCGATGCGCGAGGAAGCCAAACGGGGCCTTGATTGGCGCAGCGAATACGGGCGCGGCGGAACTCGTGTCGGCATCGCTCGGGCGCGGGACATTTCGAACGGCGAAAACCTCAGCATGGATACGGTTGGCCGAATGGCCAGCTACTTTTCCCGCCACGAAGTGGACAAAGAGGCAGAGGGATTTAGTCCCGGTGAAGACGGATACCCTAGCAACGGCAGGATTGCCTGGGCGCTATGGGGCGGGGACGCAGGGCAATCATGGGCAAATCGCATCCTTGAAGAAGAAGAAGACGACGAGAGGGCTGCCTCACTAGACGACAGCCGCAAAGGTGTGGTATTGTCGCCACATTCGGAAGGGGGCATTATGCAAAAGCGCGCCGAGCCAGATGAATTGAGTGTTGGGGATTACGTCGCCTGGGACAGTTCCGGCGGCGAAGCCTATGGCCAAATCGAGCGCATTGAGCGTGACGGTCAGATCAACGTCCCTGACAGCGACTTCACCGTCAGCGGCACCGAGGAAGACCCAGCGGCGCTTATCATGGTCTACCGCGAAGGCGAAGAAGGCTGGTCCCCGTCAGGCGTTCGGGTCGGGCATCGTTTCAGCACGCTGACAAAGGTCACGGCGCGCGGCTATAAAGGCAAAGACGAAAATCGGCACATCAAGCGGATTGAAGAGTCCGAAAACGAAATCATTGTCGTCTTTCACAAGTTTGAAGAAAATGAAGAGCCAATGATGCAAGAGGCAGAACGGGAAGTTCGCCCTGCGCAGCGCGTTGAAGTCCGCGATCAAGAAGATGGCATGGTCCGCGTCTCGGGATATGCTGCTGTCTTTGACGAAGAGACAAACATTGCTGGCGCGTTTCGAGAGGTGATTGAGCCTGGGGCTTTTGCCAGCGCCATTCGCCGACAGGACGACGTTGTGTTTCTAGTCAACCATAACGGACTTCCGATGGCGCGCACCCGTTCCGGCACCCTGACGCTGCGCGAGGACGAGCGCGGCCTTTACATGGAAACAAACCTCGACCCGTCCGATCCCGACGTGCGCTCTATCCTTCCCAAAATGCGCCGCGGCGATTTGGACAAGATGAGCTTTGCCTTTGTTCCCACGCGCCAGCGCTGGGATGATCGCGGCGACATGCCAAAGCGCATCATTCAGGATGCG